CAGCTTCACCACCAGCATTGTTCTTGACATCTGCTAGTAGTGGTGATACAAAGACCATACAATCAAGACGATCAATTGCGACATTGTTGATTACGTATGTTGCAACAGTAGCACTATGGCCACCTGTTAGAAGAAGTGAAACGTCAACAAGTTCTTTATTGGCGAAAAGATCAAATGCAGTTTGTTTATTACCGTCGGTGGGGGTGGCATCAACACCACCAGTCAAAACTCCATTAATCGCAGTTGCACCGATAGATTCAAATGCGTTTCCGTTAGAGAGAGTTCCCCAATCAGTTCCTGCTGATGGGTGATCCATCCACCAAACATATTTTGATTGTTGGTTAATTACATTCTTATAGAAATTTGTAGAACCGTCATTGTTCTTAGCGTCAACAGCAGCAGAAACAAAAGCAAATTTTTCTAGAACTGTTCCAGCAACACCAGTGAAGATTCCAGTTGAGTCAATTACGATAATGTGTAGTTCGTCGTTCGATCCGCCTCTTGCCGCAGCATGATCGGATGTACCTGGAGCAGAATCAAACTGATCAGCATAGGTCCAAGCGGAATAAGCAGCGGCACCAGCCAAAGAAACTCGGATAGAGTTTCCAATTGATCCAGGACATCTTGCAGCGAATGGACCTACTGCCGCTTCGCCTGAAGAATATGATGCTTCATAAACCGTTTCATTGTCGATCTTAACTGCTGTACCAGTAAAAACAGCATTGCGTGCTGCAGAACCTACTGCACGAACCAATTGAAGGTTATTTCCGTAACCAAGGAAGTTTGCAGCGGTATAAAAGTCAACGAGTGAACCGACTGTACCTGACCCGTATGGTCTACCGAACTCTCTTACAAGTTGTTGTTCAGAACTTACTGTTCTGATTTCATTTACAGGACCCCAAATAAAATCACCAACATAGCCACCCGCAGAACTTGAAACTGCTGGTACAACGTTAGTAAGATCTTTTTCAGTAACTAGGACTCCTGGCGATAATTGAAAAGCCATATTATTCTCCTCGTGTTAAAAATCGACAAACTTACTGTCTTCTTGATATACTTATTTATAAATTGTCTGTTTTATAGAAGCCAGTTACCACGACCGCTTGATCCTGAATCTACTGCCCATAAATCTCCCCCGCTATCAACGAAGGTTTCTTCTTCTGTTCCATTATCAATAATACCGAATGGTGTCAATTCTTCTTCAATTTGAGTCATTTGTTCGCCGTATAATTTTTTTCTAATATCAATATCAGTCAAGTCTTTGAAATATGTGTTGCTCGTTATCCAAGCAAACAAAACCAAACTCATCACAAGATCGTCATAATATCCTTCATCAGCTTGCCATGAACCCTGTTTCTCAATGAATGTGGAGAATTCGGAGATCGTTTCAGCATCAAATACTAGAAGTTTGTTTTCCTCTAGTAACGACTTCAAGGCAAAGCAACCCTGTCTCTTGACCTGCTTTGTCATTCTTACACCTCTCTGAGCCGCTTTACCGAACCCTGGAGAGAGATATTGTTTATTCGTTTGTTTTGCTGTATAAAGAATATTGTCATATTCTAAATCTACGTGCAAAATATCCGAAACTTGCCCTCCAATATCGTTTATTTCAACCAACACGTGAGCAGTATTATAGTCTTTAGCTACCTTATTTATAACATTCGGAAACAGCATTGGAGCGATACGATTATCTCGATATTTCGCTACCAACTTATAGGGAACTGAAGTTACATCTACAACAGAGAATGCCGAATAATCTCCGCCGATTCCTCTAGCTGTATCAACACCCATGGCATATTGATGACCCTCGAGAGGATCTTCATAAATCATCAATCCATCCTTCGTATAGATTGGATCAATTGAACTCATAGCACCGAGAGTCTTTGCATTAATAAGAGTGTTACTCGAGCCGAGGAAATTACACATAACTTCTTGATTGAACTTGAGCTCACCAAGCATCTTGAGCTGTTCTTCCGCCCACGCTTCGTCTCTTCCAGGAATTTCCGAATAAGGAATGAACATAGGTTCAAACCCATTCACACCCTTTTCAGCTTCGTTCCAGAATTTCCAGAAGTGATTATAACCCAGAGGTGTTGACGTCAGAAGAATCTTAGTCGTTTGACCTGCTGAAATGGTAGGATACACTGAGGCGAAGAATTGTTCAGCAACTGTGTTTGGAATAATTGCCGCTTCGTCGATGTATAGCCAGTTAACCGATTTACCACGAATACCTGATGCAGTGGTAGCAGCAGTGAATACCTTTGATCCGTTTTCTAGCTCAATGTCACCTTTGTTCCATGTTCTTACACCTTGCTGCATCCAGAGTGGTAAGTTTTCATACATACCTTGATAACGATTCATAACTTCGCGAGCAGCAGCTGTTTTGTTGGCGAGAATTGCAACCGTTTTTGAGTCTTGAAAAAGAGTATACCAAAGAATGCAAGCAGCCGAAGTAATAGTCTTACCTTGCTGACGACCTTCCATGAGAATAGCTTTACGATTGTTCAGGATATGCGCAACTTTTAATTTCTGACAATCATAGAGTTTAAATGGAATTAGACCGTGATCAAGAGAAACGATCATACAGTAATTTTCAATGAAGTATACTGGATCATCCTCGCATCGAGCAAGTTCTTCTAATTGTTCTTGGGTAAATGTATGTTGGTATCCGATAGGTTTTAAATTAATATTACCGTGATACGAGGTTTCCTCAATCATGGTCTATGACTTTAGCCTTTTCCGCTTTCAATGCTTTCAATAAGTCTTGTGTGCTACCAGAGAAAATGATATTGTTTTGAGTTTCGATTTTCTGCGGTTTATCATCTTCAACTTGAAGTTTTTTCTTTCTCGCCTGAAGATCCATAAGATCCTTTGCAGTATCAGCAGTCGTCTTAATTAGCTGACCAACAACTTCATATGCTCTTGGACTATCACTTCCCTTGGCTACATTCAACATGCCGTCGATGGCTTCTTGCCCCTGATCAATCAAGGCAGAGAGTTTCTTCCTTGCCTTAATATAATCGTCTTCAATATCGTTACCTGTTGAAATTTCAGGTTGGATTATTACAGGTAAAGAAGGTTTTTGCGCGGGAACTACATCTGTAGATTCTGTACCAAAAATATCATCTAAACTATTATAGCCGTTATTACTCGAAGTATTCATCAAATTGTTCCACGTAATCCCATGTTCCTTCTGGTGTAGCATCAGAAGGATCTGTTGTAACTGTATATTTCTGAGAAATTGGCGTATCTGTCGCCGTATCTAGATATGTATTTGCGATTGCTGTTCTAATAATTCCTTGTAGATCAACTGAACCATAGAAGTTAAGAGAAAGCGTAAAGGTCAAAGTCCACATAATAGAGGTTCTTTGATTATAATCGCCTTCGTAATTGTCTTCATAATTAATAGAATTTAACGTAATTTGTAAGTCTCTAGTAATTCCCATTTCAGGAATATCTTTAATCGTGACATTGAAATCTGGATTAAAGAAAGGTAGAATTTGCTCTACAATTTGAAGACCATCATCTTGATTCTTTGTCATGATGAATAACGAGATTTCCATATCATATGGAGTACTAGTATATTGACTTCTAAGTTGGTTTGCGCTATCTCCTTCACCAACCGCAATGTTTCTAGTCACTAAGCTGAGTTTACGATTCGGATTATATTGTAATCCAGTAATCTCGAATCCCATTCTTGGAAGCGTAATAGCAGTCGCAGCAGGATCATTACCTGAAATCGATGCAATTCTAGCTAAGAATTTTTGCTTTGGTGAATAGGCTAGTGGAATTCTAAGAAATTGTGTTACTTCATCCGCAGAGTTTTTACGTTTTATCGACATCTGATTAAAGATGGTACCAAACGCAATAATTGCTTTACGAATATGTTGATGATAAAAGTGTTGCTTTAAAAACATTATGGTCTAACCTGAACTTCACCGAATGGATTGAACGCTGTAAAGTCAATAATTCCTTCTCCCAGACTCTCGAAATCAGTATTATTAGATTGAGCATCTGTAAGAGAAGAATTATATTTTTCTAGAATCACAGAGTCACCTGCGCTGTTTAGTAGGAATTCTCCATTTTCTTTAAGAAGTTGGAAGTCATACATATCTTGGCTTTTTGCTGCCGTGATCGAATCAATTTCGTCATTACCTGTAATAATACGCTCAGAGCTGAATTCAAAGACTTCGCAGCTAAGTTTATACGTATAGATTTTACCTAGTTGATAGAACGGATTTAAAAACTCGACATACTTAATCTGAAAGAATGTTTTAGTCTTTGCAAAGAATAAAAGGTCTCCATCCGCTGGACGTTCTGGAAGCTGTAAGTTTTCAGCGTTTCTACCAACAGTTTCTTCCCATCTACGTTTAGCGACAACAAAGGTCGCAGTAGATCTAAATTCAAATCCGAATTTCGTAAATAGCTCACCGTCGCCCTCGAATCCTTGAACATTCTCGAGATACATTTCGATGGGATATGACTGTGAGAAATATGATAAAGGATCTTCGCCGAGAATTGAATCTTCATTTTCAATCGTTCTTGGAAGGTAATAAACATCATGTCCATAAATCTTCAGACTTTCAATGACAAGATCCTCCACCAAACGCTGTTCGTTTGTGGTTCCTGAGGTATTGCCAGATTGAAAGTAGAAGTTAGTAGGCATGCCTTACCCTACCATAAAATCGACGGGCAACTCTGATTTAGACTGCATCTCATCTTCAATTAATTTAATTTCTTCAACTGCTTCTTCATAAACTTCTCTGCCGTTAAGAATTACGCCACCTGGAAGCTGAATACCGCCAAACTTTTTCATATTCTCTCCCCATTGACGTTTAATCAATGCGGTTGTATAACGCTTTAAGAAAAGATCGTCATAAACTTGAGTATATGTCGTCGGGTCTAGAATACGATAGCATTCTATCATGATGTAATCACCTGGAGAGAATACCTCATCCCAGTTTACGTCGATGAATAGTTTGTCAGTTTTACGATTATATCGAACCGATCTATCGCCGACAAGAAGCATATCAAGCATATCTAAATGCTGTTTAACTTGAGTGTAGTAAATCATATCTGACGATAAGAGATTATACATATCATTTAGTCGGAACTGGTAAACGAGATCGAACATATTATTTGCGTTCGATGCACCAGAAGTTGATCCATTGACGGGTAATACTCTGATTAGACCGATAACTGTATCTGGAATATCAGCATATCCGTTTTGTATATTACCTGGAGTATAGAAAGTAGAAAGATTTGAAAGAGCTACACTAAAGCCAGAGCTCTGGCCAGTAATCGTTTCGCCTTGAACGAATGTTCCTCTCACACGCTTGATGTATAGAGTGTTAGAATCTTTTCTTGAATATATGTTTGCTGTAGCTCCCGATGTATATCCAACAATAGTTTCGTTTATTTGGAACGAAGAACTTGTATATGTACCAAGTGTGAGCTGTGCAGTAGTAACTTGGTGTTTCAGATAAATGCGTTCAACACCATCGAAATGATATTCTTGGAAGTATTGTAGAGCGTCGTCAACACGATCATTAACCTGATCTTCGTCTACGTTAATTTCGATTACTGGAAATCCGAGTCTACGGAGAGAGTAATCAATTAGTCCTTGTCTTGATGAAACTGCCATATCATGTCCTCTTTGGGACTATTTATAATTACCAAGAAGAGAGCGCAACTCTCTTCCAAGTATTGGTTGCAACACAGATGTAGAGATAATTGGTATCAATTGCAATAGTATTTACTGTTCCAGTTGATGTGGATGAAGCAGGCACACCTACAGATTCAACGTACATGCTAATATCGCCAAGACTTTTTGATGCAGAAGATTCAGTTCCAACATCACCCAAATTTAACGTGGTATCTACATTTTGTGTAATTAAACCAAAATCTTGGTTTGATGAAAGATAATACTCGTCTGGTAAATTGCTACCAATTTCTATAATACTACCATCAGTTTTTTTCGAGTATAGTATTCCATCTGCTAAATTTACTGCAAGTTCTCCCACTGCAATTTGTCCTGCAGTGGGTATTGCACTAGCAGTTTCACTTCTTTTGAGTTGGATTACTGTTGACATAATTAATTCAATAGATTCCCTGATGAGTCAAAAATTGCAACACGGGCGATAGAATACCACTGTGTAGAGGATGATGCCATCAATTCAATCGAACCATTTGCGGCAACAGAAATAGCAGCATTAATTAACTCACCATCTATATATGAAGAAGTTACAGGATAGATTTTGAGAGTGTTTGCACCCTTATTGACAATTACAATTCTACGCCCAGCAGTGCCAGTTGGAAGTTTGACTCCAGCAGATGCGCCAACTGTAGTAACTACGTTATAATCTACGGTTAGAGCAGTAGCACCTGCTTGATCTGAACCAGCAGCAGAAACTGCATTGTTGCTATTTACAACCGCACCATTCAGTGCTGGTGTTGTTAATGTTTTATTGGTAAGAGTTTCTGTACCAGCAAGAGTTGCTAAAGTACCAGTAGTTGGTAATGTTACATTAGTCGCAGCAGTGGCAGTTAGAGTTGTGCTAAACGCACCAGAAGTTGCTAGAGTAGAACCATCGGCCAGTGTTAAAGTGGAACCAGTTGCAGGAGCAGTAAATGTTACTTTATTAACTGTTGTGGCAGTT